CAGTCGCGCGCCGCCGGCGCCAGCGCGGACCAGGCAGCCCGCCTCGCCGCGGTGGCTGGCGGGCTGCGGGTCTACCACCCGAAGCAGGGCGCGTTCTGCGAGGCCCGCAGCAAGCGCCGCGCCGCGAAGTGTACCCGCCGCGCCGGCAAGTCCCGCGGCATCCTCCGCGAGTCGCTGGCCCGCTGCCTGACCCGCGCCCGCCACCGCGTCGTCTACTGCCACGCGACCCGCGCCGAGGCCGAGCGCATCGCCTGGCGCAGCGACGTTGGCGACGGCTGGCGCGATCTCGTCGAGCGGTCAGGGCTGCGCGTGGCCCGGACGCGCCGCGAGTTCGAGACGCGGCGGGACACCGACTGCCTGGTGAACGAGTCGGACCTGACGATCGAGTTCCGCAACGGGTCGCAGCTCGCCATCTTCGCCGCGGACCGCGCCGAGGACGCCGACAAGCTGCGCGGCGGCGAGAAGGATCTCGTCATCGTCGACGAGGCGCAGCAGTTCCCGGCGCTCGACTACTTCGTCGACAACGTGGCCGAGGCGATGCTCGCCAAGCCGGCCGGCGTCGAGTCGGGCGAGCTGTGGTTGACGGGCACGCCGTCGCGCCAGCTGTCGGGGCTGTTCTTCGAGATCACCAAGGAGCCCGAGCAGGGGCCGCGCAAGGCCGGCTGGGACGTCCACGAGTGGGCCGTGATCGACAACCCGTACTTCGGCGCGACCGCCGAGGAGCGATGGGACGCGACCGCCGGCAAGACGCTCCGCGATAAGGAGTGGAGCCTCGACGAGCCGCCGCCGCAGTTCATCCGCGAGTGGCTGGGCAAGTGGACGACGGGCGACGCGCTCTACGTCTACGCGGTCCACGCCAAGCCGCCGCCCGAGTTCGGCGCGGTGCGGGTCGACGCCAAGACCGGCGCCTACGACCACCGCGCGGCCGTCGCGGACCTGCCGCCGTTCTTTGTCGACGAGAGCGGCGTGCAGGAGCCGATCCGCTGGTACTTCACGATGGGCGCCGACTTCGGGTACCGGCCCGACCCGTTCGCGTGGGTGCTGTGGGCCTGGTCGCCGCAGATCGACGACGTCTACGAGATGGGCGCGTGGAAGCGGACCGAGCTGACGCCCGACGAGATGCGCGACCACATGCACGCGGTCTGGGTGCAGTGCAAGGAGGCGCTGGTGTCGATCCGCGGCGACGCCGGCGGCGCGATGGCGAGCGCGTCGATCGCGCAGTGGGAGGAAGTGATCAAGCTGCCGATCGAGCCGGCCGACAAGAGCGGCCTCAAGGAGACGGCGATCGAACTGTTCAACGGCGAGATCTACTCGGGCCGCATCCACTACCGCCGCGGGTCGGCGCTCCTCGCCGAGCAGCGCGAGCTGCAGTGGCGCATCCTGCCGTCGGGCAAGCGCGTCGAGTGGAAGGAGCGCGCCGTCGACGGCGTCAAGCACGGCAACCACTGCTCGGACGCCGGCCTGTACGGGCTGCGCGACATCCTCGGCCGGCAGACCCAGCACGCTGCGCCGCCGACCGATCCGCAGGCGGCCGAGCGCGCACAGGTCGCGCGGTGGCTCGCCGCCAGCACGAAACGTGCGGCGCTCGATGATGACCTGTACGGAGGTGAGTGATGGAAACGCCCGAACTGCCGCCCATCGGTTCCGACAAGATCAACGCGCTGTGCATCGGCGTCCGCTACGCCGCGGCCAATTTCGCCACCGCCGTAGCCGAAGCCCGCGCCGCGATCGGCTCCGATGGTCACGATCGGCTGGTCGCTGCCGCGCACGACTGCCTGAACGTCTACCGCCGCGCCGAGCAAGACCTGCTTGGCGCGCTGACCGGCTACGTGTCGCCGGCGGGGCTGCTGACCGCATGACCCGCATCGCGATCACCGGCGGCCCGCAGACCGGCAAGACCACGCTGGCGGCGACGCTCGGCGCGCCGGTCATCCACGGCGACGACTTCATCGAACTCGGCTGGTCGCAGTCCTCGCAGGCGCTGGCCCACGCGATGCGCACCCCCGGGCCGTGGGTCGCCGAGGGCGTGCAGGTGCCGCGCGCGCTGCGCAAGATGCTCGAGGCGCGCCCCGACGTGAAGCCGGTCGACCGGTTGATCGTGCTCGGGACGCCGCGCAAGGACCAATCCGAGGGCCAGCGGCGCATGTCGCTCGGCCTCGACACCGTGCTGTCCGAGCTGCTGCCGCGCCTGCGGGCGCTCGGCGTGGAGATCGAGAAGCGATGAGCGCCCCGCCCAAGTTCGTGAGCGAGCCCGACCCGTCGGTCTACGAGCCGCGGCCGATCGGCGACGAGGCCACCGCGGCGGCCGTCGCCGGCGCCCAGGAACTGCTCGCGTGGATGCGCGCCCACGGCTACCGGGCGCAGTCGATCCAGGTCGGCCCGGTCCAGGTGATCGGCGTCTGCGACGACTTCCCGCGGCGCCGCGCGCCGACGCCCGACATCCCGAACTACGAGGACTGACCCATGGCCGAGATGACCGAACCGCCCGAGATGGACATCGGCAGCGCCAAGCGCCAAGGCGCGACCGTGCGCACCGGCGACGCCGCCGACGCGAAGTTCTGGGACGCGCCGGTCAGCGACGACCCGTGCAAGCCGACGCCGGTGCATGGCAAGGTGATCGAGTGGTCCGGTCGGCTGCGCACCGCGTGGAAGAAGCTGACCCGCGCCGACCGCGAGCACGACGCGATCTACGAGTCGCGCCGCCTGACCCGGCGCGGTGGCTCGGTCCGCGCGGCCGGGCTGCGCCAGCTCGACCTCGCCGGCTTCGACTCGACGCGCCTGTTCGTCACCACGTCGATCGTCGACACGTTCGTCGCGCGCATGGCCAAGCGCAAGGCCATGCCGATGTTCGTCGTCGACGACGCCGAATGGTCGCTGAAGCAGCGCGCGCAGGACTGCCGGCGGTGGCTCCACGGCAAGCTGCGCGAGGCCAGCTTCGACAAGCTGTACCCGGCGATCATTCGCGACGCCTCGGTGCGCGGCGATGGCTGGGTCTACGTCGACGAGACGGACGACGACATCCTGATCGAGCGTGTCCACCGCCGGGAGCTGCTGATCGATCCGTACGAGGCGCGACAGGGCGCCGGCGCGGTGCGGACGATCTACCGCGTGCGCTCGGTGAGCCGCGACAGCCTGATCGCCCGGTTCCCGCACCACGCGGCGGCGATCGTCCGCGCGCCGCAGTCGATCGAGCCCGAGATCGCCACGTCGGACTGGCTCGCGACCGAGAGCGCGATCGGCGCCCGCGACACGGTGGACTTCGTCGAGGCGTGGCACCTGCCCGACGATGACTGCGACGACGAGGACGACGTGTGCACCGGGCGCCGGGTCGCGTGCCTCGACGGCGTGACGCTGTGCTACGAGAACTGGACCACGCCGCGCTTCCCCTTCGCGCGCCTGACCCGCTACGCGCCGCAGGACGGCTTCCACGGCCGCGGAGACGTCGAGCTGCTGCGGTCGCTGCAGGCGATCATCAACCAGATGGTCGACGATATCGGCATGAACGTCGCAGTCACCGGGAAGGGCGTGTGGATCACGCCGCCCGGGATCCAGCCGGGGCAGCTTACCGGATACCGCCCGTTCCACCTCGAGATGCCGGCGGGCGCGCAGGGCCGGACCGAGTTCTATCACCCGCCGCCCGTCTCGCCGGCCACGCTCGACCTGCTCGAGCGGTTCATCGGCAAGGCCCACGAGCTCACCGGCGCGGCGCAGTGGTTCTCGCAGGGTCGGTCGCCGCTCGGCGCTGGGGCGTCAGGCGTCGCGCTCGACACCCAAGAGGACCTGCTGTCCGATCGGCACTCGGTGTTTGAGGGCGCGTGCTCGCAGTTCGTCGTCGATGTCGCGCAGTGCCTGATCGACGCGGCCCGTCGATGCGCGATGCGCATGAAGGCGGCCGAGGGCGAGGGCAGCGAGGCGGAGGACGGCGACGAGATGAGCGACGCCGAGAGCAAGCCGGCCGCCAAGCCGCGCAAGCGGACGCTGCCGTCCGCGTGGCTCGACAAGACCGGGATGCACCGCTTCGACTGGGACTCGGTCGCGATGGAGGAGGAGCAGTACCGGCTCCAGATCGAGCCGACCAGCTCGATCCCGTCGACCCGCGCCGGGAAGCTGGCGTGGATCTCCGAGATGATCGGCAAGGGCGTGATGCCGTCGAGTTCCGCGGCGCTGCTCTACGACGAGCCCGACGTCGCCCACGCCAACCGGGTGCAGCTGGCCGCGCTGAAGAACGTCGAGCGCATGGTCGAGATCGCCGGCGACCCGACCAAGGACCTCCCGACGCCCGAGGAGTGGCACGACCTCGACATGCTCCTCGTGTACTGCAAGGCGTACTACAACCGCGCGCAGGCAGAGAACGCGCCCGAGGAGGTCCAGGCGCGCTATCGCGACCTGGGCGACGCGGCGCTGCTGATCCGCGACCGCGGCAAGACCGCGCCGCCGCCGGTCGATCCGACCGCGCCACCGCAACCGCCGGGGCCGCCGATGGGCGCGCCGCCCGGCCCCGATCCGATGGCGGCCGGCATGCCGCCGGGAATGTGAGCCACCCGTGAGTGACCTAGGAGCAACGTCCGTCCCGGGCGCGATCGTCGGCACCGATGCCGCCGTCGCGTCGTCCTTCGCCGCGCCGATCGTCGAGGTCGTCATGGGCAGTGACGCCGAGGCGCGCACCGCTGCCGCCGCGCCCCGCATCGCGACGTACGACAAGCTGTCGGCCATCCTCGCGCGCGGCAAGGAGGGCGACGCGAAGCCATCCGAGGCCGGCGATCCGCCTGCCGATCCGCCGCTGACCGAGGAGCCAGCCGAGAGGGCCGCCGACGCTCCGACCGACGGCGAGGCCAAGCCCGACGAGCCGCCCGAGGAGAAGCCCACCGACG